GCAACTACAGGAACGGCAGTTCAATTTGTTTCAGATAAATTTGCAATATGGAACGGCACATCTGGAACAGCACCTTTTATTGTATCTGGAGGCACAGTTTTTATAGAAAATGCCATGATTCAAGATGGTGCAATAACAAATGCTAAGATTTTTGATGCTACTATTGAAGGGGCTAAGATAAAAAACGCTACTATTGATGAAACTAAGATTGGTACAGCAGCAATAACGACTGCAAAGATAGAGGATTTGGCTGTTAAGAATGCAAAAATTTTTGGAGACTTAAGTGCTACAAAAATCACTGCAGACCAACTAAATTCAGATAGAATTAACACTAATACTTTGAATGTAAAACATTTCGATGATGTTAGCACTGATATAAAAAGCCATTTAACAGTAGAAACTTTTGTCCCATTAGGTAGATCTGGGCAAAATTATATACAAAGAACAGGCACATATACAGGAAGTAATGCTTCTTTTATACCAGTCACTATAACTGAGGTTAGAAACCAAGCTACATATATTGCTATATTCTCAGGAGTGCTCGGTGATGTAAGTGGTGGTAGGGTTCAATATTCTTTTAATAATTCTACTTGGGTTAATGCAAGTGGTAATACAAATATATCTTGGAGTGCTGGAACTTATAGAGGATATACTTATGTTTATACAGGTCAAATACTAGGGCTATCCAATATACAGTCAATTGTGTATTGGAGGGTTTATTTCTCAGGTGCTTATAACCATACTCAGCTTTCTTTAAATGTAATTATGGATAACACACAATGATGTACACATACACAGTATACAAAACTGCTACTGGTGAGATTGAATACACAACTTCAGGAGTTGCTCATCAATCAGATATACCTCTAGAGACAGGTTTTTCAATTATGGAGGGGTCTTATTCTGCAACTGAATACATTATTTCAGATGGGGAGGCAGTTTTAAGAACAGATAATGTTTTAGCAAAACTCAGGTTAAAACGAGATGTTTTGTTATCTGAATCTGATTGGACACAAATGTCTGACAGCCCTTTAACAGATGCAAAGAGAACAGAATGGGCTACATATAGGCAGAGTTTAAGAGATGCGCCTGTTACAAATGCGTCTATTACAAATATTGATGATGCAGTATGGCCAACTAAACCACAATAAGGTAATATAAGATTATGAAGAACTCAAACATTAACCAACCTATTGGTCATAAGGAACCTCATAAGTACAAAGATCTTTGTAGTTGTAAGTATTCATCAGTAAAAGACCATTCTGGAGAGATTCCAGGGGTGAAAGAATCTGATAAGAAATTTTATGATCTTTGGAGACAAGACAAGGAATAAATTATGCCATACGGACCGGGAACATATGGGTCTAAAGTAGGAAGACCTAAAAAGAAAAAATCAATGACTAAGAAACCTAAGTCAATGAAAATGTCCTACAAGAACAAGAATAAAAAGAAGTAAAGAATTATGAATAAGCTAGGAGTGCTTTGCGCACAAAAAGAAGTGTTACACGGACAACGTGCGAGGATAAGTTTAGATTTAGAAGTGCTGTTAAACAATCCAACTAGTATTCCTGAACATACTGAATATAGTATTGAAGTAGATAAACTAATTGGTCAGTTAGCAGAAGTAAACGATAAAATAAAAATTGTAGATTTTTTAATATCTACATCGGAGAAAGCAAATGGCTAATGATAAATATATGCAAGCTGCAAAAGCTAGAAAAAAGAAAAGAAAAAAATCAAACTTAGCTTCTTTATATGGTGACCCCAATAAAATAACAAGAGGGGATATTATTACTGCGGCAAAAAGAAATGCGTAAAGGGGCCGTAAATAAAAAATCTATGAAGGTTGTTAAATCTGGTGTATCAAAACGTCAGCAATCTTCAATAAATAAAATTAAAGATCCAAAACAAAAAGCTTTTGTTAAAAGACGCATGCTCATGGGAGACAGCATAACTAAAGCTAAAAAAGCTTATGCCAGTAAAAAGAAATTATCGTAAAGAATACGATAATTATCATTCTAAAGCAGCCCAAAAGAAACGTAGAGCTGGACGAAACAAAGCTAGACGCATTATGGAACGTGCTGGTAAGGCACGAAAAGGGGATGGTAAAGACGTAGCTCATAAAGATAATAACCCTTTAAATGCAAAAACAAAGAATATACGTATGGAATCACGTAAATCTAATCGTTCTTTTCCTAGAACTAAAACCTCAAGGAGAAAACGTAAATAACTTATGGTAGACTTATATTATGATTAAAAAAATTATTAAAGAAATAAACCTTTGTATGAAGAAAAGTTATACTAAAATTTTCAAACAAAATTTAAGTATGCAACCGGCCCCTAAAAAAAGAGGTAGGCCAAAGAAGAAAAAATAATGCCAAGGAAAGCTACTAAAAAGAAAACTACTAAAAGAAAAGGTGCAACTCCTACTAAACCGGGTTTATATGCAAGAGTAAAGGCTGAAGCTAAACGTAAATTTAAAGTTTGGCCATCAGCATATGCTTCAGGGTGGTTAACTAAAACTTATAAACAAAGAGGTGGGGGCTACAGATAGTGGCTAAACCAACTGGTGGACTCACTAAATGGTTTAAAGAAGAGTGGGTAGACATAGGTAGAAAAAAGAAAGGTGGTGGATATGCACCTTGCGGTAGAAAGAAAGCTTCTACTAAAAAGAAAGGATATCCAAAGTGTGTACCAAAAGCAAAAGCTGCAAGTATGACTGCATCGCAGAAAAGGAGTGCTGTAAAACGTAAACGAGCTAAAGCCCAAGGTGTGGGTGGTAAGCCAACTAGAGTTAGAACTATAGCAAAGAGGAAGACAAATGCCCGCAAAAAGTAAAGGTAAGATGCCAGCAAGAAATAAAAAGAACTTTCGTTCTACAAAATCTGGTGCGGGTATGACTGCGGCAGGAGTAAAAGCTTATAGGAGATTAAATCCTGGTTCTAAATTAAAAACAGCAGTTACTGGTAAAGTTAAAAAAGGTAGTAAAGCAGCGAAAAGAAGAAAGTCTTTTTGTGCTAGATCTGCTGGTCAAATGAAAAAATTTCCAAAAGCGGCAAAAAATCCTAATTCAAGACTTAGACAAGCAAGAAGACGCTGGAAGTGTTAATTTCCTAGCTTTTTGAGAAAAACGACCTCACTAGATGCTCGTGGTGGACATATCTTAAGGTAGGTAAGGCCCTAAGTATCGGAAGACTTAAAATTTAATACAGAGCTTCTACGTGCGTTTAACGCGATTTTCCATTTTTACCTGTCTAATCGAGTATTTTTCACCTGCGTTTTTTAAATTTATGAGTTTTTTCTGTAAATCGGAGTATTTTCCCCAATCTTTTATTTCTTCTGCGGTTCTACCACACCCTTTACATCTGTTATCTCCCCATTGTGTAACAGAACAAATTCCAATACAGGGGCAATCTGCAAGACTTGAACAACATCCTAGTGTTTTTGTGAGGTGTGTGAATAGAGTTGTTTCACTGTTTCTCATTTTTTTCACTTACACTATTTATTAGACGGCGTAAGTACCACTCTGCTTTAAGTAGGTCCTGCTGTTTATTTTTGTGTTCATACCTCCAAAGGTATTTCATTACATTTCCTTTGCAGTACGCCTCAAATTGTTCAGCAGTCATACTTGCTCTTATTGCTTCAATACACTCTATACCACTTTGGTTATAGTGCATTGGCTTATTTACTGGGTCAAATTCCATTTTTTCCTCCTTTATTGTAAACATATGTCTATTAATTTGTCTATAAATTGATCAAAAGTCCCGGCATGCTTTAGATATTCGTTTAATGTAAAAAATTCTTTTTGAAAGTTTTGACTTACAAGAACGTGATCCGGGGATCCTAGTACGTAATACACTGGCATATTGTAATCATATTGTTGCTGCAACCAGAGTCTTTGTTGTTTAGAAAGGTCTACGGTTATTTTAGACGAACCACGGGCGGGAAGTTTTTGTTTGTATTTGTATTCAATGAAAGCAAAACCTTTAGGGCCAGAATAGAAAGTGTCAGGCACGCCCCCATGATATGGGTCGTTGATTTTCCATTTGTAAATTTCCTTTGGAAGTTTTTTATGGACTTTGTTAATGAAATCCTTTTCTTTCACATAAGAAGTATAACATACGTACATGGGTGCGAAAGAATAGTTCGCACCCGTACGCAACCTAATTACTTAGAAACGCTTTCAAATACTTTCTTAGCGCTCTCGTAATCTTCGTC